ATTACCTTTCATTTTTCGCATAATCTTATCTACTACATTAGGAGTCCAGGTGTAACCTCTTTTTTCACAGGCTTCTTTGGATACTAAATCACGTCTTGGGCAAGTTCCTATTTTTACGAAATAAGACGAAGAATATTTACCATGTAATTTTTTCCTTAGAAATTTATCAGTTGTGGGAGGTCTATAAAGTTGATTAGCAAGAGCATTTTTAACGCGATGAGTGTGATAACATCTATCACCGCATCTTTCAAATTGAGGATAATCGCTACTTCTACTACGAATACCCGCTCTTGAAGTAGGACCCGGGATAGGATCATCGATTAAACCATTAATTGTTTTAATTATTCCAGTGAGATTTTTATATAAATCACTTATATTACTTCCTGGACGAGAACCGGTTACTTCTTTTGAATAATTATTAGATATATGATTACTGTAATCCCAATCATAATTTTTCCAGGGATAAACATTATTTGAAAACATTGGAATCCTTCTTTGTAAATTTTCAGCAGCCGCATTAATACATTGATAGTAATTTGCGGTATGTCTGGCACAAATTCGACATTCTTTCATATAGGTATCTAGTGCTCTTTTAATCTGATTAAGTTCTTTTTTAGTAACTGGTATAAAGTCAGTAATATTATCTGATTCTAATTGATTAATTAGTTTTTTTACTGATTTAACAATAGCAGAATTTTTACAATCCGCTTTCTGCGTAGGACAACTACGAGACATCTTATAATATTAACATATTTTAATTAGATATGTTAGTATTTAAATTATGTATTTCTTGATACCAGAGACATGATAAAACCAAAAAATCGTTTTGCTTCTGGATAAAATACGAATCTGACAATTAATACAATTGCTAATATTCTTAAAAATAATTTAGTTAAATTCAGAGAATAAAGATTGTCATATCGAGATTTATTATTTTTACTCATTACTTATCTTATAGATATATATTTTAAAAAATAGTAACTATTTACGAACAAATAATATATATACTGTAAGTGATAATAATAATATCATTATTAGACAAATATTTCTATTTTCAATACTATTACTTTCTTTAGTTTGACTATTGTAATTGACGAAGTCCTCGGGACAGGGAAGAATTCCTCCACCGTCAACACTGTTTCCTGCGAGTATTTGAAATAATTTATCAGGTGTAATAGACATAATATCAGCAAACAGTGATGGTTGAAGTCCTTTTTTCCCTCTAACATCTTTTGAACTATTATCTATATACATGTATCTTGGCTTAAAACACGAACCTTTTAATTTAGTAACAGGTTTAGCTTTTTTACTTGTTTTCATCATTGTCTTAAACATTTTTGGGAAAGTAGGTTTATTTTTTACCCAGTTAAATTTTTTACGTTCACATTCTGTCTGATTATTTATCTTTGTTTTACATACACCTGTTCTTACAAAATAAGAACTTGAATGTGTACCTTTAGTTTTAAATCTACATTCAGGATAGTCTTTTGCAAACGAAGGATATGGGGGTTTACTATCAATTATCTTATATTTATTTTTAATGTATATGCGTTTTTTATCTGTATCAAGAACATCATCTATGCCTGGCTGTGTCCTTTTATTAGGATATGGGTCGTTTATTAGAAGTTTAAGATATTTATTTAATTTGACTGGATATTTAAATAAATAATCCACAGTAGGTTGATTAGTAAAGCCTAATTTGTAAGCATTATGATTTTTAATCATGGCTGTTTTATAATCAAAATCATGATTATTTATAGGATATATGTCACGAGTTTTACTAAATTTTCTAGTATTATATAAATTTACATGACTTGAATCCGTTTCAGTTTTACTTTCATTTACAACACCTTTAATAAATTTGTTAGCTTCATTAGCATATTTTGTAGCAGCCTTACATCTTCCCGGAGTCATAATATTATTAGATCTTCTGCATTCATTTCGTCTATATCTATCAATTTTTCTAGCTAATGGAATCATTTTAATATAAAGTAAGATATTAACTCAATAGACAAAAAAAATTTAAATTTATGTTAAACTTTGCTTATTGTCCTGTTGAACCAAAACCACCTTCTCCTCTCTCTGTATTATCGAGAGTTTCTACAAGTTTAAGATTAATTGGTTTTAGATCATGTGCACAAATTTGAGCAATACGTGTATCTTTTTTAAGTGTATAATTTGAATCTTCTAGATTAGTTCCATATCCTTTGGCAAGTTTAATCAATAGTTCATTTGTGGGAACATGCTTTAGTGCTACTTTAATATTACCTCTATAGTCTTTATCAATGATTCCTACACTATTTGCCATCATTAGCGGAGTCTTTGAAATACTTGAACGCGGATAAAGGTAGTAAGGAAGCGTATTTCCCTGACTATCCACCATACGAGATTTTACCTTAAGGTCTACAATAACAGTTTCACCTGTTTTGATAATAATATCTTCTGTAACATATAAGTCTACACCAGAATCGGAACTATGATTGATTCGAGATTGATATTTTTCCGAAAGTCCTTCAATTGTGCATTTTAGTTCGAGAGTAGACATAATAATTTAGATAATATATCATTATTATCTAAATTATTAATCAAATTTTTCTTTTGCGATAAAAAATATGATGGCTTCTTCAATAGTTTTAAACATGTAATCTACTGTTTTGGGTTTTTTAGTTCTTGTAGGGTCAATTAAAACACCACTCCATTTATAAAATTTCTTGCCTGCCCTTATATTATCGAGCGAATCTTCAAAAAAATAAACAGTATCTGTTTTTTTAATTTTAAATTCATGATTAGCAATATGATATATATTTGGCGATGGTTTATATTGGTCACCAGCAATATCACTTGCTATAATATCACTAAATATATTATGGAGTTCTAATTTTCCTAAAACATCTTTTGCGTGTGGTATATTGGCGTTTGTTAATATAAATTTGTTTCCTGATAACATTTTTAGGAGATCAGCCAGTAAATGTTTGGGTTTAAATGATTCATAATATTCTTTTTGATTTTCTGTGTCTTTGTAATCTTTTTCTGAGTAAAGAGTTAAATCTAAATCAAATATATATTTTGAGTTTGTTCTTGATTTATTGCTTAAAGTGGTCTTTTTCATACTACTAACTGCTTATATTAACTTAGAAAAAAATACTTAAAATTAAATCAATATTATATTTTAATGTTCCACTATAATATGTCTCAGACAAATACCGAACAAAAAGAAATTATAACAGAAGTAGAACCTATACTTGTAGAAAATCCAGGACGTTTCGTCTTATTTCCTATTCAACATAATCAATTATGGGAGGCATATAAAAAGGCCGAATCAAGTTTTTGGACAGCAGAGGAAATTGATTTTTCAAAAGATAATAATGATTGGGATAAGCTAAATGATAATGAAAAATTTTTCTTAAAAAATATTATTGCATTTTTTGCCGGTTCAGATGGAATAGTTTTGGAAAATTTAGTAACTAATTTCTGTAGTGAAATACAATTGGCAGAAGCAAGATGCTTTTATGGATTTCAAGTAGCAATTGAAAATATCCATTCAGAAGTATACTCCTTACTTATTGATAAATATGTAAAGGATGAGCAAGAAAAATCAACCTTATTTAATGCTATTGAAGAAATACCATGCGTTAAAAGAAAGGCTGAGTGGGCTCTTATGTGGATGAATAAAGATAAGGCAACCTTCGCTGAAAGAGTAGTTGCCTTTGCTGTAGTAGAAGGTATTTTCTTTTCGGGTTCATTCTGTGCTATTTTTTGGATCAAAAAAAGAGGTCTGTTACCAGGATTAACATTCAGTAATGAACTTATTAGCAGAGATGAGGGTATGCATACTGATTTTGCCGTATTAATTTACCACATGCTTCAAAATAAATTACATCAAGATACAATTTATAAAATCATAACAGAAGCTGTTGAAATCGAAAAATCTTTTATTGTGGATTCCATACCATGTGCTCTTATTGGAATGAATGCCACTCTTATGAAACAATATATTGAATATGTAGCTGATAGATTACTCGTTCAATTAGGTTATGCTAAATACTATAATGCTGAAAATCCATTTGATTTCATGCAATTAATTTCAATGGAAAATAAAACCAACTTTTTTGAAAAAAGAGTAAGTGAATACAGTCTTGCTAATGTAAAAACTGATGATACTGGCAATGATGATATAGAATTTGATGCTGATTTCTAAATTTAAAACTAAAATAAGATAAAAACTATATTTTATTTTAATGAATTATTAAGAATATTATTTAAGTTACCAATTTGTAAATTAATTATTAAATAAAATTTGTATATTATGGTAATAAAATTATTAGATAATTAATTCCTATCGGTTTATTAAAATTCAATAGTATAAAAAAAAAATTGAGGGATTATATTAATGTTACAACAGTTCATAAATTGGTTTTGGAGTAATGATGTTAAAAACAACACAAAAAAAGTTGAATGTAAGCATTATGCTGTTCATAAAATAGAAAAAGCATATCTTGAATATAAAAGTAGACAAAGATTAAATCTTCATATTGAAAATACTTTAGACACTATTATTCAAGATTTGAAAATTAAACAGAAAACGTCTTTAACTAAACCAAAAAAAATGAGAATTAGATAACATCATTAATTACGTAAAAAATCTCGTTCTATATATATATGATTAACATCCTAGAAAAGTTTTTTGCAAACGCTCTATCAAAAGTAGAACCATTTACCGAAGAAAAAAATGCTGATAATAGTAAAAGCGTCATACCTCTAGTTCTTGCTGTAATCCTAACAGAGATTACAATACTACTTATTGGTAAGCATTTATGGAATAATTACTTAGTTAATGCCGTTACTATTGTTAAACCTATCGACAGTGTATTCCATTTATTTGCTATTGGAATACTTATTAGACTCCTATTAGGTTAAGATTATTATCTTTTAATATTGTAAATATGAAACTTAATTTTACAATATTAAGTGTTGCTTTAGTTGTTCTGTTTTTATTTACTATTTATAATGAACAACTATTGAACCGTTTATGTTTTTTTAAAAAGAAAAGAGACTATGAAAACTACAGATCTATAATTGAACGTCAACCACATCCGCTAACAAGAGTTCTTAATACATTAAATAATGAGCTAGTTACAAAAAAAATTGCGGTTATAGAAAAACATAGTAGTTTTGGAAAAGGTAATTTTACAGCAAATATAAAAGCCGAAGTAATGCCTACTATTAATAGAATTCTTAATGATGTTAATAAACTTGGTAATTTAAGAGTTAAATTTAATGGATTAGATAGAATAGAAAAAATACAAGATAATAAACATAATACCCAATATCTTGTAGTATTCTTTATACATAATGTAAATGAATTTAGTTCTACAAAACTTGTTATTAATTTTTACAGAGATTTAGATGCCGTGATTTCAATAAGTTCTCTTAAGAGAGAATCTGATACAATGTCAGATGTGCCAAATTTAACAGATAAATTAATAACTTATAACCACACTCCTAAAGAAACTAATTATAAACAATATAAAAGAACAGGTGCGTTGGATAACAATCAAACAAATGATACATCATATGGAGCTCCATTATCCTCCCTTGGGAATAATATACAAAAAAAACAAGAATTAAATAAAAATGTTATTTTCGAACCATGTCATTACAATCTTCATTTATGGGATAGCAGAGGTGTGAATAAGAGGTTTAAAGTTGATAGTAGATGTAAAAATACTAATAATTCTCAAAGACCCGCACCATTAAATATTTATGCGAATCCTACTGTATTTTCACCCATCCTTAATGAGCCATATGTTCCCGAATATTCTACATAACTAATACTATAGATTTATAAATGTCTTTTAAATCTACATGATTAGTATTTAAATTATCTGTAAATTTTATTCCCAGCGGAGAATTCTCACTTAAATATGAATATCCATCTTTAGCACCAAAATTTTTTATTTCAGGAGTCATTTCAGCTGGGTTATACATATCATAAATTTGCGTCCATTTATATGTATCAGCTACAGAATTAATTGAATTTGGATATTGCTTATGACGAACTGATTTATTTTTTAAAACAACTATATAATTATGATAATTTTTATAGGTATTAATAGATTTGATAATTAGGATGTCTTTATTTTTATAATTAAAGTCTTCTAATACTTTACTTCTAATAAATTTTTTATATTTAAATTCTGGTTCAATTTTAATTTTATATGATGCAATTTGCTTATCTTCTTTAACAAGAATATTAGTTCCCATAAGATAATTCATAGATGATGAAGATGAAAATCCATAATCAAATGGGAAAAGTATGGCAAATGATACATAGTGTTTATCATATACAATATCCTCGTCACTACTACTTGCATTCACACAATCATTTGTTTTAAGTCCAAGTGCCCCCAAGAAATCAATAATTTTCTTATCATTACTCATATCAATTGTTTCTAAATATGAGATAATG